TTCAAACTCTGATTTATCATAGTTCCAATATCCATCTACCTTACGGATTTTCAACTTGAAGTTTGCACCTTTCCAAAAGTCAAAAGGATTGATTGCACTTTCATCTTCAAACTCTGGTTGCATTGCAGCCATAATCTTGTCAAAGATTTTCTTTCCATAACGGAATAGAAAAACTTTACCTTCGTTTTCTGGGTGCTTAGAATCACTCACAACATATATGTTTGAGTAATACTGCAACTTACGTTTTTGTTTCCTTGCAATTTCCTTATCTGATTCAACTCCAGAATTCCACAGAGAAGTGTTGAGTTCTGAAACTGGGTCTTTACCACCTGTGGTAGTGAGAGAATTCTCTATATACCATTGACCAGTTGGCCCTTGAAAAGCATGACTCCACAGTTTTGCCCAAGGCAAATCTTCACCTTCACAAGATGGAAGAAATCTAATAACTGCATAACCATTACCAGATTTATCTAGCTCTGGTTTCCATAATCTATCATCTTTATAGGATTTCTTTTCTTGAGGTGCAGAATCTTCTTTTACTGCATTTAGAAGTTTATCGAGCGAATTGCTCTTTCGTAATGAATCTAACGACATATCTTTCTCCTTATGTTATCGTATGTTATTGTATAAATCTTCGTATGTTATATATTCTACATTAGGATATTCACTAATCATTTTATGTATTGGATTAACCCACTTAAAATTCACAATAGTATATTCATTAAATATAGTATTAAGTTGATTATTCCAATTGACTGGATTAAATCCCTTTGCAGTTTCGGGCAGATAATTATCACTACCCTTATACACGTTATTTAGTGGTTCTGAATAGTCACTACTGTCAAAACCTAACATGTATATCTCGTTAGCACCACCTTGACATGCAAGATGTAGTGCAGTATTCCCAGCAGACCAACCAATAGGATAGTCGATACCCTTGACCATATCATTATCATCAACCCATGTGATGTATATTCCTATATTCATTTCTGCTTTTTGTTTTAAATCTTTATAGTCCAAATCTGGATTTTGTTCCATAGCTTGTTTTACATTTGCATGGACTGTTTCTGGTTCTTTACCTTGTATGACAACATTTCCTCTACCAACTCTTGGTGTTTCTTTTATCATTTCAGGCGGATTTGTATCTCTCATAATATCCACAATACCACTAAATGCTGGTAGTATTTCCCAATCGCTAAACCAACAAGTATTGTCGTGAGCATATTTGGATTGATATATCTCTTGTTGCATATTATAATCTACAGATACAAGATTATCCACCTTCATATCACGATAGATTGCATTGCAACCCCATGTTTCTATGTCATTTGGTATACTTGTCGGCCAAACTTTACCCAGACGAGATTCACCGTTGCCGTATACTATTATCTTCTTATACACGTTTGTTGAAATGTCGTCTTGGACGATACCCTTGAGGCCACTCTGGTTGTCTAGTAGCAAGTTTCTTAACCCTTTCGCCCATCTCATTATATTTAATTTGCAATTCTGCACATTCATGTTCTAATTGACGAATACGTTCTAATTGCTTTGCACATTTTTGTTCAAAAAAACCTTCTGAACTTTTGGACATAATTTACTCCTGTTTTATTAATGTCATAAGAATCATCTTACACCTTTTTCTATCGAATGTCAAGAACTTTTCATAGTTTTTTAGCATTTTATTTATATTAGGCCAAACCACATCATCTTTCATTTTTCTATTCCAATTCTTTGTATATTCTACAAGACTGTCAAGGATAATCATGGCTTCCATAGATACACGATTACCCAAATATTCTTTCAATAGTTTTGGGTGTGTGTTGTCTGGTATTTCAAATATGTCGTTGAATGAATTATTCTCTAGTAATGGGGTTATCTCTTGCTCAAATGTGTAGGTCAAACTCTGCATACGTTTCTTCCACTCCACATAGTTCTCATCACTAAAATCACCAAGCCACCCTTTTTGATTTTTGATAAAGTTTGATAATAGATAATCTTTGATTGTGTCCTTATCTTTGTACTTTCGTGATGTTCGTACAAAGAAATGTCTGTCATTACGTTTCCAGAAAGAGCTCTTAGTTGCTGACGATTTACCATTGTATTTGATAAAATCATAATCACCTTTTGCAAAGTGTGCTTTCAATGCACAATACATTTGATATACCTCAACTGCTTCCATTATTTGCCCAATGTATCCACCCAGTTACAATCATCTTATCGTGTGTTTTTGATATAACTCCATGATGTGTGTGAGTAAAGTCTGGAGGCCATACAATTAAATCACCCTTGACACATTCTGTTGTATGTTTTTGATAAATGAAATGTGTACCACCATTTGGTGTGTCTGTCAAGTAAAGCATCCATACTAGAGCTCTGTTGCGATTAGAATACTGTGTTCTTTCAAAATGTGGTTGTGGATATCCCATATTTGGTTTGTAATATTGTATGTTTATAGGTTCGTCTATTTCAACTTGCCACCCTTGTTCTTTTATAATGTACTTATTAAAATATTTTGTAATATAATCTATGAGTATTGGTTTGAAACCACCTAAACGGTGAAGACTTTTATCTGAAATATAAAGGTCTATTGAATCTTTAATTTCCTTATGAACACCACCATCTCCAGATTTACCAGCAACATGATGATTTTTATATTTCCAAAATATATCAACTATTTTATCACAAATATCATGGTCTACTTTATAGGTTTCTATAAAATTCATATAGGTAATTGAGCTGTCTTAGGAAGGAAATTTAACTCTCTAGCATTGTTCTCTATTTTTTCTTTGAGTGCTTTTGTGATAAGACTAGACACTTTATCTGGTTCAATACCATTTTGTTGGCAATACCATAAAACAGCATCCATGTGTGTTATCTTTTTTTCTTTGACTATATTTTCTATTTCTAATGAAAATACTTTAGGTGTTTGTACTGGCTCTTTCACTTCCATAACTACTCCGTCATAATAAAGTTAAGGTGGGGCGTTGCACCCCACCAATTTGTACTAATTATATTTCAGCACATGCGTAACAGTTGATTTCTAAACCTACTGATACTTCTTTAACTATTGGTGATTTCCACATGAGAAATACTCCCTTTTAACTACGGTGGACATTCTGTTGCTAGGTAGTCCACCTAAAACCCCGAATAGTTATGCTGCTAGAGCATAACCTTCATACGCAAAATTATCGTTTGCATTTAGTCTTTTGACCTATAAAGCAGTCAACCTACAACTCTCCGTTTCACTATACAGTACCAGTCGAACCTATTTCGCCCCCTAATTCGGAACTATCTAGATTTGGTGGAGGCGTGGGGTATCGCACCCCAGTCCTGTCTACCTTTTGTTCCACTTCAACAAGTCGTATATTATATATACCACAAAAGTATTGTCTTTGTCAATACTTAACATAGGATTTTATTCTCCACCAGTTATGGTAGCAAATATATTTTCTGGACTTGTTTCACCATATGGGTCATCTGGACAATTATCCATTCTGCCTGGCTCTTCCCAGAACATTTCTACAACACCATCATTAACTAGAGCTGCATATCTCCAAGACCTTTTACCAAAACTAAGATTGCTTTTGTCAACTAACATTCCCATACCTCTGGTAAATTCTCCAGAACCATCTGCAATAACTTTTACCTTATCAATCTTTTGGTCTCTTACCCATGCGTTCATAACGAATGAATCATTTACAGACACACAATATATTTCATCAATTCCAGTTGCTTTAAGTTCATCATAATATTCTTCAAAGCCTGGCAGTTGCATTGTTGAACACGTTGGTGTAAATGCTCCTGGCAATGAAAATATTAAAATTCTTTTATCTTTGAAATAATCGTCTGTCGTCATTTCTTGCCATTGGTATGGATTATCCCCACCCAAATATTCGTTCCTAACTCTCACATTAAACGTAATATCATCTGGAACTTTTCTTCCTATCACCATAATTTTCTCCTATAAGTTTTTCTCTTTGTACCAGTTATCAACTGATTCTTTTAATAACGGAATATATTCTGTTTTTTCTTTAACAAATTCTTGGACAGTTCCATCTTCTGTAACAACTAAGACTACTAGTTGATTGATTGCTTCACCAGTTCTTTCCTCATACATTTCAGCATAGGCTGCACATTGTATGTAATAGTTTTCAATCCATTCATCTTTCTTTTCTTTGGTTGATGTTTTAAAATCTATAATGGATAATTCGTTATCGTATTCTGCAACGCAATCAACACGTCCAGCAACACCATACTTATCACTCCATAAACCAGCCTCTAGTTTTCTAATGTTATCTACACTTTCTAATCTATTAGAAAGTTTTTGAAACATACACCAAGGCAAGAAATTCTTTTGATGTTCTGACCATTTGTTAGGCCATTTTAAATGCATATTGTTTAGATAATCCTCACACATATGATGGACTTTCGTACCACGATTAGCAGCTGTTCTTGCAATATAATTTGCAACATCATCTCCAACCTTCTTACGCCATTCCATAAGACTCTTTTTATTTCTGATTGATAATACTGTTGTGATTGAAGGGTAGTATTTCCCTTGAGGTGTTTCGTAGACACGAACACCATCTTTGTTTATTGCTGTTATAGGAGGCAACTCTACTGTTTCATGGTTAAATTCCATAATATAGACCTTACTTAAAAATCACGAGCTCCAATTTTTGTACCAACTGCTCTCATTCTTTCGACCAATCGGTTTGCTCTGTTAGTTACTTGGCGATACCATCTGCTATCCACCATTTCATCTGCAGCTTGATTCCAATCTTTAGAATCTACACCACGTTTCATACCTTTAAATTTACTCAATCTAGTGTAACCCATGTTAAACATCATGTTAGCTATGATTTGTTGTACTTCTTCAGGCAAATCTTCAAAATCTTCATATAGTTTATTACAATCGTTAATTACGGACTGGACATCCATGTCAAAACATTCGGCGACTCTTTCTTTACTGATGGGAGTCCCAACCGCTTGTCCACTTTCTGGGTCAGTCTTAGTAACCAAATGACCGATACCAAAAGTAGGGAGACCGAGATGGTCAAGGTAAATGTCATATCTTACTCCTTCGTCTATTTCTAGTTGTTCTCTTAATTGTTGTATATTCATTATTCTATTCCTAATCCTAATTTTGTTTTCTGGATTAAGTAGCTTCTTACAAATCCAGAACGAACAATATCACCGATATCAAATTCTACACAGTTGAATTCTTCCATTTCTTCTAGTATTCTTAGGAAGTCGTGTAGACCATTCTTTTCGTTTGTTTTTGATAAATCTGATTGTCCAAAATCACCACAGAATACAATCTTTGAATCTTGTCCTACTCTAGTGATAATAGTGTCTAGTTCGTGAAAGTTTAAGTTTTGACATTCGTCCACAATAATAATACTGTTGTCAAATGTTAATCCTCTTAAAAAAGAGGTAGATAAGAAGTATAAACTACCTTGTTGTTTTAGTTTATCGTACAACATATTAAACGCTTGTTCATTAGGTTGTTGAAACATAAACTGTACCATATTTGCATAAGGCACTTGATACAATGCAGCCTTATCTTCTTCATCGCCTGGCAAAAACCCTATCTCTCTTGTAGGTATAAGAGAACGAACCAATACAACTTTGTCATACTTTGTTTGTAGGTTCATTACATCTTGTAACGCAAGATATAAAGATATAAAAGTTTTACCAGTCCCAGCACAACCAAATAGAAACTGATTCTTTTTTTGTTTCCATGTTTCAAACACTATTTTTTGATTGTCTGTAATGGGTTTTATAGATATTAAATTGCCTGAGCCAATTTCTAACTTTGATTTTTTAGACATTATCATTCCTTAATAATAAGTGAGGGAAAAACGTAAGTTCTTCCCTCTGTGTAGAAGGATATTCGTTTAAAAATATATTTCCTCTACACATTTGTATTTATATTATTCCATGTTTCTTTGCAACAGATTTAACCTTCTTCTGTCTAACATTTTTACCATCACCAAATCTATCTGCAAGTGGGCTGTTTGGGTGGTTCTGTGCAATCTTACCGAACACCTCTTTCATACCACCGTCCATACCTTTACCAGATGGATTGCCAGATGCCACATGGTCACCAACTATTGCTGGTGCTGTCATCTCTTGTTTAATGTGTGGATTGTCTTTTAATATTGTTTGTAAGTTATCCCACGAACAAAGCTCAGTATAAGTTTCATTCGTTTCTGTGTTCGTCAATACATAAGTCGGCATAATGTTCTCACTAATTTTTATAAAATGATGCTAAAGTAGATGGCGCTTCTCCATCATATTTATCGTTTACATCTACTACGTCTTCTTCTAAATCTTTTCGTAAATCTGCTGTTACATTTATATAGTGTCTTAATTTTTCTTCAGCAGTTTCTGGCGTTATCACTTTTCTCATTTCATGTGTTGCAGTTAGATATGCTCTTAAACGGCCAATATCATCATTTAGTTGTTTAATTCTTTTTATTGCACTATAATAAGCTTCTGTTAACTGTTCCATATCTTTTTTAAGTAATTCTATTTCTGAAAGACCTCTCTTTTCAGAGTCTTCTCGCATCATTCTTTTCATAAATTGGTCGTGTGTTTCGTATTCATCTGCCATTTTTACTCCTTAATTACCTTTAAATTTACACTTGCTAATTTTTCATCAAATATACCCTCTAAAAATACATTTAATGCTATTGCTATTCTGTCTTCATTAGATTCGTTTTGTTGTACGCTATGATTTAATGAAGACGGAAAAATAATCATATCGCCTGTCGTTGTGGCAGTAGAACCTATGTGAGAATTAAAATGATTTTGTTCTTTAAAATTATAAACCATTTGTGTAGAAAAACTATCTGTTACTCCAACATCTTCTCTATGAAATAATATCTCACCAGACTTTTCTGGTTTGTTTAAATATAAAATCGCACTTAAATTATTATTATAATGTTTATGTGGCGGCGACCAATCTTTAGGTTTATTTATAACACACCAAGAACTTGTAATTATAGGTCTAACATTATTCTCAAACATTAAAACTTTGTAAACACATTCCTCTAAAGACTTCGTAATTTTACCATGTAAATCTTTTAGTTTAGGCAAATCTAATAACTTTTCGTTTGTGGTCAAAGAGCCATTATCAAGTGCAGTTCTTTTGTAATCTTGTTTAAGTACAAAACTCAAATCATCTTTAGTAAAATCAATTTGTGTCTTAGCTAATAATCTAGGAAATAACCCTATTGTTTGCATTATATTTTCATCTTCTAATAAGTTGATTTTCCAGAGGATACCACTCTGGTACAGGCCTGTTCTTCCAAGTTGCAAAATCTTTCTTTTCTTTTATATAGTAATTTCTATATGCAGATATTGGGTCATTATTAATCTTACAATAATCTGGCATTGCTTGTACCATTTCGGTATTTTTATTGGAAACAATATTGTTTGGTGGTCTTTGTAGTATCAAAGATGCCTTACTTGAACCATGTATTTTACCATATCGGTAAGTATATTCTGCAAGAGTAGCCATGTAGAGAAAATACATCTCAATATAGTTTTCTACAGATTCACGAACCCAAACTGCTGATGGGTGATTGATATGAGAGGCTTTGTACAATACACTTTCTCTTTCATCATTTAATCTCCACCTTTTAATTCTACGATTGTTTGCAGTCCTATCAATATACATTTCACCATCTAACATTCTATGTGCAGTTGACATCAGTTGTGCATACTCAATATCATTTTTACAACGTGCTTATCACAGTGCATCTTAGCACAGATTAGCGGATCGTGATGAAGATAGAAGATGTTCATGATGCTGCACCTATCTGTTTAGAAGGGTTAAACTTACGCGCATGAATCTCTGCGATAGATATTATCTTATGTTGATTGATAATATCACGCACATGGACATCGTTGTAAGCTTTGATGTATATCTCACAGATTCTGTCCTTTGGACTAACCATGCCCTTTAAAACGTAACCGTCTTTCTCTTCAGACAAATACGTTAACTGGTGATTTTCGACATACCTCACATGAAATAAACGTTTCATTTCATCGCCTTCCGTTGCTTCCGTTTGACATATAGGCAGTGACGCCCATGTAGGCACCAACAACCCCTGCTTGACCTATATAGAATAATCCGAACAGGTCGGCAAGAGCTTTTATTCGCGTGTCAGGAAAAATAGGCAGAAAGACCAGAACGGTGAACACAATCATAGATATCATGGCAACCCACGCCATCTTTTGTTGTGTTTCAATCTTAGCTTCCTGATTTATAGCGTGAATTGTTTTCATCTCTTCATCCGAAACAATACCATC